GGACTCCGAAACAGGAAAAATTAAAAAGTTCAAGATAACAGAAAAAAGGATTGTTACTTTTAATCCCAAACTAGCCAAGAAGCAGATATATGAGATTAACTTCTCTTTTTTCTTTTCGTAAAGATTCCTCAAAGTATCTTCCTTTTTCTGATATCTATAAATGAGCAAAGTTCGTGATTTTGCAGAAAAAAAAGATACCTCGATTCCGGATGTTATATTGAAAGCGACCAAAAGCTCCGTTTTTCGAATCAACGAAAAACTCCACAATGGCAAACAGGGCTTTGCCCTAACAAAAAAAGGCTTCACACCACGACCACCGCCGCAATGCAAAGCCTCATCACTCACTATTATATTCTTGTCACAAAATCCAGCGAGATCCACCCATTCCGCTCTTTCTCATACGCTTTCAGCAACCCCCACTTTGATGCTCCGACACCGTCAGCCTCAGCAACAATAGTAAAACAGCCAACACCCGTATATTTTCCAACCTTCTCCTGATCCGTTCCCGGCTTCTTCCGGATATTCAGATCCGAAATCTCCACACGAACCAGATACGGACGAAACACCTCTTCCTGCTTCTTATCCACGGAACTGTACACTGCCTTTCCATTCTCATCAAACACCGAAAACCCCGGATGCTCGTCTGCACTTTTCTTTGCGTTTTCCAGCACCTTAAATGCCCCCACCTGGCTCTCCGCATCCTGCCAGTTCTTCCTCACACGGTACCAGATCTCCTTTTCCGTCTTCCCGCCATCAAACCGTGTCAGCCCATACTTCTCAATAATAACGCAGATCTTCTGCACATATAAACTATCCGTTGCATAGCCGCCATCCTTAATAATCTGGACAGCTTTCCGGTAATCCTTCTCCCCAGCCAGTCCTGCATATCTCTTTTTCTTCCCATTCATCGCTCCCAGAAGATAAGCCGAATGATCCGCAATCGACTGCTCCACGCAGGCATACTTCCGGAAATCCGCAGTCACAGTGTAAAGCTTTCCAGTTCCATCATCCTCCTGCGTTTTCTTCCGGTACTTACTGGTTCCATCCCAGGCACTTCCGCCCCAGCTATTCCCAGACAGCACACATTTCATTCCAAAGCAGTTATTTGCTTTCTGTGCCAGTTCCGTCCTGCCATAACCGGATTCCAGAATAAACTGTGCCGCAGACACAGATGCCAGAATCCCACTGGTTTTCATATCCTCTGCACACAGCACTCTAATCCGCTCCGCTGCCTTCTCATCGGAAATCCCCAGAAACACAGAAGCCTGCGTCCCTTCAGCTTTCCCAGACATAGCAGCCTTCACAGCTTTCCTGAATCCATCCATCGTATAAGGCAGTCCCAGACCTTTCCACAGATGCTCCGGATCTCCATGATTTGTAGCAATTCCCCTTGCGTGTCCCTCTCTATGGGAAATCACCACACCATCTGCCAGCGGATCCAGACCAAACTTCTTACAAAGCATGGCAAACAATTCCACCGCTGCTTCATACGTCCGCACTGCAGATGCCCTTGCCTTCGCCAGATCGGAGCAGGTAAAACCAGATCCGCTTGTGTACCGGATGCAGGCAGGCTCACACATCTCCACACCAATATGCGTATTATTTCCACTTCCCTTACTACCGGAGCCACAGTGCCATCCCCTGTGATTCCATGGCAATGCCTGATACACCGTTCCATCATTCCCATCAATGAAACCATGCACACAGGCACTTCCAAAAGAAGCATGATTCCAGGAAGCAAGAAAGACCTGTGCCTTCGGCTGCGGACATCCAACCGAGTGAAGCATCAGGCCTTTTACAGTAATTTTTCTCCCTGCAGTATAGCAGGGATTCTTCGTCAGAAAACTTTCAACCAGTCTCATTCCCCATCACTTCCTTCCCCTCTGTCATGCAGCTGTTCCAGCACTTCCTTCATCTTCTGCGGGATCGGCAGCCCCAGATGTCCTGCATTCTCCAGCAAACTCACGCCCTCATTGGAAATATAGAAAAAGATCACCGCTGTTCTCAACACGGATCCGTTCCCGACCACAGCCACATCCAGAATATTCGCCATTCCCACCAGCAGAAAGATCAGCACCTTCCTGCAGATCCCCCGGAATCCCACCTCACTGGAAAGCGTATGGTTCGCAAAAGCACACATCACCCCGGTCAGATAATCGATCACCACAAAAGCGATCAGGGCATACAGAAGCCCGTCACAGCCTCCCATAAACCAGCCCAGCCATCCGCCTACAGCCATAAAAACCATCTGAATAAAGTTCCAAAATTCCTTCATGCCAGAATCCTCCTCCCATGAAAAAAGCAGCCCCCATTTCTGAGAACTGCCATAAATAAGTTTTCTATCTCCATGCCTTGCGGCAGAAAGACCTACATTGTTTCCTCCGTCAGCGTATACGTGATCTTCATCGTTTTGTCCGTATTCTTCACCACTGCTGACGAAAGATTATTGATACTTGCCAGATAAGGCGTCAGAAGGTAAGCACACCTGTGCTCCTTCCCGTAACTGCCGCCCCACATAAACACAAAGTTCTTATACTGGAACAAAGGCGTTGCCATGGCTTCAAACCTTGCACTCCCCTGTGTTTTGATCACCCTGTCATCCGCCGTGATCTGGAAATCCCCTGCCACGATCATGTCACCGAGAAGCGTCATATACACCTCACAGGAACCGGCCTCGCCAAGAGATTTCAGTTTGGAAGTAAAGCCCAGCGGGATCAATGTCACATCCGCTGAATTGGCAGTATTGATCTTATAAACTCCCTTCTTATCATAAGAAGGCACATACAGATACCCCTTCCTCACACAGCATTTTACATTCCGCTCCGGATAGGAACCGTCCTTTGCCCTTGTGCCTACTTCCGACAGCTTCGCCTTGGACAGTGTCCAGCTTCCCTCCGTAAAGGAATAATCCTTTTTGGAGATCCGGATCCACACCATCTTCGCATCCCCGGAAGCATTCGGCTCATTGGAAAATCCATACCAGTATCCGTCATGCCCGTCCATAAACTCCCCGTACTTTGTATAATCCCCCAGGAACGTAAAGCTTTCCGTTGTCAGTGTCTGCTCTTCCAGTACGGTATAAGTGGTATCATCCAGCTTCTCATTCAGCCCGATGTTAAACACCGGGATCCTGATCTTCGTAATAGTCACACTGGAAGTCCCAAAGGTAATGGAATACAGCAGGTTCTTTTCAAAATCCAGTTCCACTGCCTCAAACAGTGTCATCTGCTTCGCCTTCGGGATATCCCCGATATCCACCTTTTTCAGAAGCAGAAATGTGCTGGCATCCCCTGCCGCACTGCCAAAAGCATTCTGCCCGCCCAGGGCACTGGTCAGTGCCACAGTTGCAATATTCCCGTTTCCCTGGCTGGGAGTGAACTCCCACACAAACTTATATCCATTGTCCAGTTTCTTGCTCTCCGTCTGGTTCAGGCTTCCCCTCGCCACATTGGAACCGGAATTAACATTGTTGGAAGCATAAGCCACCGGCAGGTTCTTCCCCTGCTCGTAAATATGATCCGCCTTTTCTTCCAGCACTGCCGGAAACAGCAGGATCCCCCCGATCATGTTCGGGCAGATGGGAAGCAGCGTCCCGTTCCACAAAACAGAATTGTCATACTCCCCGCTGGCTTTCAGATAAATCCCCATGGGATTCAGCCCCAGAATATTATTCACTGCCTCCGTGATCATGTTCGTCTCCTGAACTGTCTCCACCGCACCCGTATTCGTATCGGTCAGTTCAATGACCATTTCACCTTTCAACTTCATCACACACCCTCCATTTCTACCGGCCTGCAGAAACCGCTGATTCCCGCTTTCTCAGCAAAATACACTTCAAATCCTCTGTTCACCGTCTCCTTCATCTGCATGGACAGCGATTCCCGGAAACCATTCACATCCAGTCCTCCGCCAATGGCAAATCTCGTGGTATAATCTTCCACCTCAAGCTTTCCGT